AGGTCTTGGTTTGAGGGGTGTTACGAACAGTTAAGAAATGTGTTGGTTCCTTAACTTGCTGATTTATTTAGTATACTACGATATGCCATCCTTGTCAACCCCCGTATTGAGAGTGTTTTGAGGTGGTGTCCCGAGTACCTTGGTATTATAGGGCATAAAAAAAGACCCGTCAAGGGTCTGAGTTCAAGAAAGACCGTTTACGGCGTCTTCATCTGAAGGATTTATGGGCCAGGTAATGTCAAAAGGATTTGATTGTGATGTAATATTTCTCAGTTCTTGTCGGTATGTTTTCCATTCTTCTACATTTGTAGCCCCAAAATCATAATCACCTACTTGTGTATAATCACTTTCTATTAAGAAAGTATCTCTTTGCTTGCGAATTACAGTCCATTGATTCGCAATCTCTTGATCGTTGTATGGTCTTACAGTAAACTCTGTTTCATTCCATTCCATTTTTTCTACTGTGGGATTGTATGACGGATATGTATAAGGGCCACTATATCCCGCACTAACTATTTCTTCTTCTGTAAAAGTGGAAGCATCAGTTCTTGTGAATCCGTTTGGAAGACGAATACGATTTGGTAATGATTTTGGATATTGATTTTTATATGAATAAAGCATTTTAAATTTTGTTAGTAAACGGCAACAAACAATGAGTCATCAGGATCCATTGGATCCGTTGAACGTCCAGCAAGAGCATGAATCACTCTTATATATTCACCACCACTAAAAGTGTAGGTAGGACTTCTCATTACTGCTCCTGAATATTGTGTTGATCCACTGCTTTCACGCATTGCATAATATTTGCCCGATGTTTGTGCAATCTGTGCATCTCCCACGGTTGCGAGAGTACTAGATCCCCCACCTGCGGTTAATTTGTATGTATCACCTATACCATTGTCAGCACCAGTGAAGTTAGTGGAACTGCCACCAGTGAAACTAAACATAGTATGATTCAGAGTATTTTGAATGAAGTCTGAATACACATAACCAGATGCTGTTGCAGGAGTCACAGGAAATCCTTGTGTAGAACTTCCTGGAATTTCTGAGGTAGTGGTCTGCCATCCAGAACCACTACCTCCACCTTCTCTATTAAAGATCCAAGATGCTAAGAGAGAAGTGCCAGCTGCACTTACAAGTTGAACTCCTGCAATTGCAATGTCACTAAAGATAACATTACCTGATGTGATTTTTACTCCAATATAAACTCTCTTACTTCCAGACATGTTGAGAGGAACTTGAACTTCACCAACATCATAAGGCCCATCATAATCACTACTACCTCCCATATAAGTATCAGATTCAATAAAACGATTACTTATTTCATAGAAAGTTTCTGTAACATTAACTCTCGATGCGTCACGAATATTCTCTTCCAAAGTCCAAAGACCTGATGTTGATGATGTCAAGTCATTATTAGAACCAATTCTTCCTCCGTTATACAATGGCATTTTTATAACTCCTTAAAGACCATATCTACCTTTGATAGCATCAAAGTTTTGTGTGATTTCTGATGCTGTGAGTGCTCTGTTATAAACTAACATCTGTGATATTTTACCATTAAGACGGTTATTACTACCATTACCTGCCGCTCCTAACGTGAATTGACTAGCCTGCGATGCTACAGTACCAACAACATTATTTTGCACAAACGATCCATTTAAATAAGATTTTGATGTAGTCCCGTCCCAAGTCACAACGATGTTATTCCAAACACCATTGCTAAAATTACTGTCGATATTATTAACAGTTCCTCCCCGTAATCTCACTCTAAGAATACCTGACTGCCTATAAACGGCATACGTCGTACTACTACCAAATCCACCACCCCTTATATTAATAGCTCCATTGCCTGAAGTATTAAACCAACAACCTGTTGACCAACTATTGCCACTGTCTGCAAATAAACTATCAGCATCTGAAAGAGTGTTGTTAGTGGTTACATAATCATCAGTTCCATCAAATTGAATATACCCCCCATCAGCAGAATTGTAAGTAGCTCCATTAACTAAAGTTCCAGTATTACCCTGACCACTTAAATCAACCCAAGTAGTACCAGAACCAGAATAAGAATTGATATCTCCAGCATCCAAGTTCAATACAAGACCACTGGTGACAATTGATGATATAAATCCAGGCCACACTTCATTACGAATTTGTTTGATATGATCGGAAGGTGTCCAAAGTCCATCAGCAACAGTCGCAGTTACTTCATTTTTGTTTCCTATTCTTCCGCCATTAAATCCAAGCATTATGAAATTTCTTCGTATCCAATTACTAACTCAAGGTCACTAGATGCACTTGCCAATGCACGTAAACTATCTCCTTCCTCTAAGTAAAAATAAGTATCTTTTGTGCTCAGTAGTTGAGTTGCGTCAGCAGGAACAGCGATAGTTTTGGCAATATAACGATCTGTTGATCCATCGTAAATACTTACACTAATGTCTGCCGAATTTGTCCCGTCAACATTAGCACAAAAGATTGAGTTTACTTTTAAAACTTTATTACTGCTTGCAGCATTGGCCAGTGCAGCAGCAATTGAATTGGTTACCGCATAACGGGCCGTCTTTCCCGTAATTGTTGTTGGATTTTTTAAGTTAGGTGCTGCCATTTTAGAATATCATTCCCATCATTATTAGACTTATATCTGGAGTTGATTCTGATATATTTATATCATCGGTATTGTCGTTTTAGAATATCATTCCCATCATTACTGGACTTATATCACTAGATCCATTTGATGCTGAAGTAATACGACCCTGAGCATCAACAGTTATGTTTGTACTTGTATAAGATCCAGCAGTAACAGTTGTATTAGCAAGTTGAGCAGCTGAAATTGTACCTGATAGAGATGATGTTGGATAGTTGGTTGCGTCACTCAAGTCAAATGCTGGTGTTGCGTCAGAAGAACCTAAGTCAACAGATACTCCACCAAAGGAAACACTATCATTAACTAACTTAGAGTTAGCAATAGAACCTGCAAGTTGTGAATTAGTAATGCTTCCCGTTAGATCTGTTGTCGGTAGATTACCACTAAATGTTGTTGCAGTTACAACTCCAGTGACATTAATACCACCAGTGCCTGTTATTAATTTACTATTGAGGTCTAAATTACCACCAAGTTGTGGTGTAGTATCTTCAACTACATTCTTAAGGAATGTGCTTGCCAACTTACCATCGGCAATAGAACCAGCAAGTTGAGCATTCGTAATAGTTCCACTAAGACTACTAGTCGGATATGCAGTAGCATCAGAAAGGTCAAATGCTGGTGTTGCGTCAGTATCACCTAAGTTAAGTGTTACACCACCAATAGCAATACTAGAATTATCTAACTTACTATTCTCAATAGATCCTGCTAACTGAGAATTGGTAATAGTACCACTCAAAGATGATGTTGGATAGTTAGTTGCATCACTTAAATCAAATGCTGGAGTTGCATCTGAAGCACCTAAATCAACAGATACACCACCAAATGAGACACTATCATTAACTAACTTGGAGTTTGCAATAGAACCGGCCAACTGAGTATTGGTAATAGTTCCGGTTAGAGATGATGTCGCTAAACTACCACTAAATGAGGTAGCAGTTACAACTCCAGTAAGATTGATATCACCAGTTCCAGTGATATCATTACCATTAACATCTAAGTTTCCTCCAAGTTGAGGTGTTGTATCTGCTGCAAGACTAGAGATACCGCCACCACCGCCACCGCCACCAGAGCCATTTGATGCTGAAGTAATACGACCCTGAGCATCGATAGTTATGTCTGCACTTGTGTAGGATCCAGCAGAGACAGATGTATTATCAAGTTGAGCAGCCGAAATGGTTCCTGTAAGACTACTAGTCGGATAATTAGTAGCATCACTCAAGTCAAATGCTGGAGTAGCATCAGTATCACCTAAGTTAAGTGTTACACCACCAACAGCAATACTAGAATTATCTAATGATGTATTTGGAATGTCTGTTAGATTTTCTCCAGAACCACTAAAAGCTAATGCCGTAATAATTCCAGCATTAGGATCTAATATAATTGTAGAAGTACCTATACTTAAAATTCCAGTAACTCTTGCATCACCAATAACAACTAAATTTTCACTATAAGTAACACCTGAACCAACAGGATCTATATGAAGCTGGGTAGAAGTAACAACACCAACACTCATTCCTCTGGTAGAAGTATCTCCTAATTCTAAAGTTTGATCTAATGTTTGAGAACCTCCACCTCCTCCACCAGAAGAAGTTATTGTAGCAATACTACCACTTGCAGTTGCTGTTACATTAGTTCCAAAGTTGATAGTAGTAATTCCTGTACCAACAGATGATCCATTATTTTCAATGGTAACTCCAGTACTACCTCCTCCACCACCAACACTAACAGTTACAAATTCAAATTTTTCAATACTATGATCATACTTTAAAAATTTGCCATCATAAACAGAAGCATTAGTAGCAATACCAACAACATCATCAAGATACTTTAATCTCGTCTCACCACCACCACCTAATGTTGAGAGTTGTTGTTGAATACGACTTAGAAATAATTTATAGTGGCTCTGGAGTTGATCCAAAGTTACAAAATTTTGATCTAATGGTGTTAATGGATCACTATTCTTTGTAGAACTAGGTTCTGTAATAATGGTCTCATTAAGAATTTCTTTCTCATTAAATTTCTCAAATACTTCTTCAATATATTTTACTCTACTTGCAAGTCTTGAGTTATTTTTTTGTATTTCTTCAATATTTAACTTACCAATCGCAGATTTAACATCTTCATGAATGGTTTCAATACTTTTATTTTGATTTTTAATATGAGCTTCATTTCTAAGAATCTCAATTTTTAAATCTACAACTTTTTTATCTATTTCATCTCTAGTAGTTTCACTCTTTTCAATGTCCTCAAGCATCAGATCATGCATCTGATTGGCTTCACTAACTTTAGAATTTAAAGTATCAAAACATTTTTCATCAACAACATCTTTTATATTATCTAAAGTTTCTTTCAGTTCTTCTTCTAATACTTCACACCTATCAGTAAGTTTAATTTCAGTTTCAGAAACTAATCTTTCATATCTCGGAAATTCATCATCAATAAAAGTATTGACGGTTTCCGTCAAACTAGAAACATCTAGTTTAACTTGAGTCAGGCTTTTTTGATTTATACCTTTAACTTTTTCCTGAACATCACGAATACATTCCTCAAGAAACAAAAGTTGAGATACTAATGCCTTGTCCAAATCTTCTTTCGTAAGAAGATTCTTAATATCTCCATCTATCTCATCAATCTTTTCAGAGAGATGATTTACCTTTTCTATATTAGATTGATAGTTCCCTAATGTTTCAGAGAAATCAGTTAAAACATCAACCTTACTTAAATTTCTTTTGAATACATCATAGGCATCAGAAAAAGTACTCCGTTCAGGAGTTTCAACACTCTCCTGAATCGCATTTTCAACGGATACTTTTTCTCTAACAAAGTATTCTGATGGTTTTCTGATTGCCACTATTATTCCAAATCCCTATGTATAGATATTTATCTGTAGCCAAATTTAGTATAACAACAAACCCAACTTTCTGTCAAGGCTCATGAATAGGGGCCCCTCGAATAAATAGCCTTAAGTCTAATGAAGTCTTCATGAAGAAAACGTTAGTGCTTATAGGAATGTTATTGATGACGGCACCCGCACATGCCGATCTTACTTCTCAAATGACTACTAGTGTTCAACTGACTGTTGATGCCGCTGCTTCTCAATCAACAAGACTAGGGTCTACATATTCAGCATCTGGTAGCAATGTCTCAGCATCTACTTTGGGTGGATTATCCGTACCTGCCAGCTCAACTGCCGCAGCAGCGATGTCCGCCGGATCTTATACACAAACAACAGACGGATCTGCATTCTCATTCACAGAATCATTTAATTCAGGAGACGCAATCCCAGGTAATACAACCATTACTAGTGGTGTCGCTCCCTCCCTGCCCGCGTTTGGAAGTGTCACAACCACTGCTGGTGGCGTGGCTGGTTCTCTCGCTGGTAGCATCGATTCTGCTGGGGTTATGTCAATAACTGCTGGTGGTGCTGGTACATCTGCTACGGGCCAGTTTGTAACTGAGATATACGTTAAATAGATTGAGTAAATAGTCATGAAGAAATTATTTCTCGTGATGTTTTTGACTGGAACTCCAGTAATGGCGGTTCCAGTCATCCCAAACTTCACCCAAGGATCAATGACGAGTCATACAGAGACGACTCAAACAGTAACGGAGACCATCAACTCGATGGATTACTCGACAGGTTACCAGTATTCCGCTACTGGTAGAGGTATAAATGCATCTGGAAACCTCTCCCCAGGAACAGGTGCTAAAAATGTAACTATAAATGGAGTGACTTCATCATGGACTGGAGTAACAAGCAAACCGCAATTCACACAAGCATCACCAGGAGCAGCGTTTCAATTCACAGAAACTTATTCTGGACCAGGGCTCCAAAATCATACAATTATTCAAAGAGTGACAGAGGTCACAAGCGTAACCGACACAACTTCAATCTTCAGCCAATAAAAGTATTATGTCTATCTGCTCTAAGTGTTCTTGTAACTGCCCCTGTAAATGCAGAGACTGTAGGGGGTGTGAGTGCAACCGCCTCACCAGTAGCAAATAGTTCTGGTTCAGTTACAAACCAAGCTATTCAAGTATTGCAGGGACCTTACATTACGAACACCTATGGAGGTGGTATACAATGTCAGGGTCCCACTCGCAATTTCACTCCATATGTAACAGGTAGTGTCTCTGCTGCTAAACCATTTCAAGGTTATTATGATGATCCAGTATATGATGTAGGCGATAACTTTGGAGACTTTGATGATGATGGGAAACCTATTGGTGATGGAATATTAGATAATCCTGGCGATGTTTTGTTCACTAAAAGAACTAGAACTGGACAGAAAGATAATTATAGTTTAGGTCTAGGGTTCTCTATGACATGGAGTACACCTACAGATAAGAAATTACAAGATCTTTGTAAGGAAGCAGCTGCTTCTAATATTGAGATGATGCAACAAATAACTGCCAATAAAAGATTGGACTTTGAGATTGCAAGACTTAAGAATTGTGGCGAGTTGAAGTTGAAAGGAATTCAATTTCATCCTAAGTCACCATACTATTCTGTATGTGCAGATGTCTTAGTAAACAATCCACCAGGACATAGACATCCACACTATCATAATATTCCTAAAGTTTCTTCTTCTTCCGAGGAAAAACAGAGCGCAATACCCGTACTGCCTCATTCATCTGACGCTGCTCAGCTCGGCGCTCCCCTGCAGACAAAATAGGAGGTTTCTTACCACGTAAGGTAGCAATCTTTTTCATAACTTTCTTAACCGCTGGTTTGACTGCTTTCAATAGTATGTCTGCCAGCGGTTTTGCT